GCACGAACGTATTAGTTTTGTCGAAAAGGACGCTCGATCAATGCGTCCTATCGGGATCGGTAATTCGTGTAACATGTATTTGCAACTCGGTGTTAAACACCTAATGCAAAAACGCTTACGCGAAGCAGGCTTTGACTTGACTAATCAGCAACACAACCGCGATCTTGCCCACAAGGCATCGATCGAAGGTATGTTGGCATTAGCTTGTCCTGACCTGTTAGGAGAACAACGAGCGACTGTTGATCTGGCCTCGGCCTCTGATACAAATTCGCTCGGTATTTGTGAACTCCTTTTACCGTATAAGTGGAACGCCTTTCTCCTCGACCTACGCCACCCTTCCGGGGAGCTAGACGGTGAGATTATCGTATACAATAAAATGTCTGCGATGGGCAATGGTTTCACTTTTCCTCTGGAGACGCTCATTTTCGCGAGTATCCTTTACGGGGTATACGCGATTAATGGCTATGAATGGAATACTGATGAAATCGCCGTTTACGGCGACGACATCATATGCCACCAAAAAGCCATACCTGACCTCTACACAGCACTCGAATGGAGCGGTTTCTCTATTAATACGGAGAAAAGCTTTACCGAAGGCTGTTTTAAGGAGTCATGCGGAGCAGATTACTTCCAGGGCATTAACGTTCGACCAGTTTATCTTAAACGCCGAATTTCTTCGGCGAAGGATGCTTACCATGTGGCAAATAACCTCCTTAGTGAGACGCTTGATTATAATTCATCAGTGTCTCAGGGGTATCGTGCTGTATATCAAAAGATATACAAAATAATCGAAGGGGCGGGGCCTGTTCTTTACAGGCCTCTCTCCGACGCTTATACACATGTTAATGGTAAACTGGTTTGGTCCGCACATGAATATGGGTTGTGTGTTCCGTTAGCTTTCGCAAGAAAGCAGTGGTTCCCACCATTCTTAAACATGCGTGACCTTGTGTGTCTATTCAACAACTCGTCTTACTTTAAGAAGCCGGGACGTAAGTGGCGCAACGTAGCTCTAACTGCTATGTTGCAAAACCCAAATCCCTTATACTTCGATCCACTTGTGGAAAGTAAGCCGATAGCCTTAAAGAGACTCAACGGAGAATTACTCCTCCTTTGTACTCTCGATTCGGCGCGTGTTGAGCGTGATACATCGATGGACCCTTACCGGCGTAAAAACGCTGATGAGATGTCCAACGGCACAATCAGGCCTAGTATCAAAACGAAGCCTAATTATACGTTCAGAG